CTCCAACTGAATTCCATCGGACTGACGTCGTCGCCGACCGTCTCGTATGACCGGTCAGATGCCTCAGCGAGGGCGTTGTAAACGATGTGGATCTTGTAACCGAGGTCGTTGGTCTGGTCACTACCGATCGACGTACGGTACGAGAAACCGAAACTCTTCCGCCGTTGCTGGGTCACGAACAACCCGGTCCGAGCCTGAGCCGTCCCGTCACACTGGGCGAATAGATCAGGGTAAGTGAAGGCCTTGATCGTAGCGCCGAACTCCTCAGCCGCAGAGACAAGGAGGTACTTGTTCCCGTCGATGTAGTAAGACTTCGACCCACCGCCTGTCGCGTTCATCTCGACGCCGGTCAGACCAGACCAAGCAACACCGGGTTGCCCATCGACATACAGGACACCCCGATCGATCCCGGTCTCGTAGACACGGGTTCCGGAGACACCCCATTCAAGTCGCGGCACTCAGTTTCCTCCTCTCATCCTCTGGAGCCGGTTTGGGATCTGCGCTGGCTGTTGAGCGCCTTACGCTGAGCGAGCATCTCGTTCCTGGACATCTTCTTGGCGGGGGCGTTCTTGATGTTACACACCCTGATGAACGCCAATAGCCGGTTCAGATGCCAGTGTTCGCATTCGATCCAGATGTTGAGGGCGACCATCCAGTAGTAAACGAGTTCTGCTGTGATGATCTCTCGACTGTGCTTCTGGTTCGTTGCTTCGTTGAAGGTGGTCGCGGTCATCTTCGCGTTGATGTAATCGTTGATGTCCTTGAGGTTCTCATGCGAAAGACGGGCGTAAACTTCCGCTGGAACATCGGGGGTGAGAGTCATTGCGTTGATGTACCACATCGTCTCTTCGAGAGTCTTGTCGTCCTGCGCGAGGAACGGCTTCTCGAAGAAAGACTCCCATTTTGACAGGGAGACCAGAGAGTGCTCCATCTCCAACTTGAACGACTCCATAACGACGAATTCTTTCTTCGTTTCGTCGAAACCTTCGCTGAGCGGTACTTCGATTACGAGCATTCTCTGGCCTCCTTTCTGTCAGGGTGACGACTAGAAGTCGCCGATGAGCCAGTCGCTGTCGACCGGAGTCGTGAACTTGTAGCCCATGTTCGGACGCGCCTCGACGAGCGTGTTCGCGGTGAGGACCATCGGACCGGCGGCCACGGGCACGTCGTTGACGTAGTACGTGACACCGGCGATCGTCGGAATCGTCATGGTGTTGCTGGGGCCGTCGTAGGTGGGCTCGGTCGGGGTGACCGTGAGGGTCGCGCCGGAGAAGATCGCGATTACGGCGGCCGGGTCGGGCAGCGACGGGTCGGTACCAGCGGTTCCGTAGAGGAACTCCTCCAGCGTGGCCAGCTCATCGGCAGCGACCTTGGTCGAGTCGACCGTGATGGTGGCCGTCGGCTTGTACGTCACACCCGCGATGGTGCCCACTGCGACCGGGGTCGTGGTGAACTCCCAACTGAAGGTGATCGCCTCGGGCGAGTCGTTGATGGTGGCGAAGGCCTTCTCGGACGGAGCCGCGAGACCACCGTAGACGAGGTGGATCTTGTAGCCGTGGTCCTGCCCGTCGAGGTCGTTACCGACCTTGCTGCGGTAGGACAGCCCGAAGCTCTTCCGGGACTGCTGCCCCAGACCGACTCCGGGAGTCGGAGTCGCGGTGCCATCGCACTGCATGAACTCGTCGGGGAAGGTGAAGGCCTCGATGGTGCCGCCGAACTCCTCGGCGGAGACCAGGTTGAGGTACTTGATGTTGTCCGCGTACTGCGGGTTGGACTCGGCGCCCGAGGGCGACTCGGTGACGGTGGTGAGACCGTTCCACGAGTAGCCGTTGACGTAGGCGCCAGCGCCGTTGGGGATGTAGAGGACACCTCGGTCGACGCCGGTCTCATAGAGCCGCTCGCCCGCCTTGTCCCACGTGAGCGTGGTCATGCTAGGTACTCCCTCACTCAGAAGTAGTAGAGGTTGAAGACGTAGTGGTGAAGATTGTCCGCCGTGAATGTCCGATTCAAGTTGGACAGGGGCAGTTGAGCGATATCGTCAGCAATAAGCATGCCTGAATCGGCGTTCCTATCGATGACTGTCGCCTGGTACCGCTTGGCGCGACTGTATGGGTGGTTGCCAGCGAACTCAGTCTTCGCGTTGTCATGGGCATAGACGATGCAGGGGTACTGCATTGTCAGATTTGACGGGGGCTGGAAATATACGTTGGTGCTTCCCAGCGTCGATACCAAGAGCGCGTGAAGCTCAAGGCGCTTCGGGTCTGGGGCCATTGTATACACCCCCTAGCCTCAGAATAAGGCGGGGGCTCTGTATCTCGATCTCGGAGACCGTCCACAGAGCCCCAGCCCAATCAACATAGCGAATTGCGAAGAAATGCTCGTTGGCATAAGCATCCGCAATGATGCTAATGGAATTACTCACCGTGAGGTCATTGTTGACGCTCACACCTTCCCGGAACTTCAGCGAATTCCGAACCACGTCTCCGAAATGGGAGCGCTCGTGGATCTGATCTTCGTGCACGCCAGGGGAGGTTTCTACAGTTACGCCGTATCCCACCTTTCCAGAAAATCGATTCATGACTTGGCCTCACCTATCTCTTAGGCGGCCGGACGGGTGTACTCCCACGAGTCGTTCTCGTTGTCGGCGAAGTAGTAGCCCGACTTCGCGACCGCGTAGACGGTCGTGGAGGCACCGGCCGCCAGAGCGGTCTGAGCACCTGCGGTCAGGGTGGTGCCGTTGCCGTCCTTGTAGTCCACGCCGGTGACGGCCGGGATCGTGACGACGCCGGTGCCCTTGTTGAAGGCGGGCTTGGACGGGGTCGTGAGGACGTTCGTCGCGGCGGTCTTCTTGATGACGAGGGCCGACTTCGGACGGACGAGAGCGCCGGACATGCGGGTCTCCAGCAGGTACTTCTGCTGGTTGTAGTCGATGTCGAAGTCCTCGAACATCGTGAGCTCGCCACCCTTGTCGGTGCCGATGTTGTAGTCGTCGAGGTTGACGATGATGCCGACGAGGTCGGTGACTTCCTTCATCGGCTCGACGAGCTGGATGTCCTTGACCCCGAGGGCGTCAGCGACTTCCTGCTTGTTGGCGTAGTACCGGCGGCCGTTCCCGTCACGGGCCTTCAGGAACTTGTTGAGGTGCGGGACCGTGGTGTAGAAGGTAGGAGTGCCGGTTCCCTTGTAGTACTCCATGCCGTCCATGACGGCGTCCACGACCTCCTCGTAGTCCGAGTTGGCGTCGTCGGTGTTGACGTTGAGCGTGGTGACGAAGAGCTCGTGGTCGTTGACGATCGAGCGGAGGCCCATGCCATCAGCGGCGCCCAGCGGGTCCTTGATCTTGTCCTCGTCGCCGACACCACGTCCGTCACCGATGAGGATCGCGCGGGCGACCTCTTCCTCGGTCATCAGACGCATCTCGGCCTTGAGGAAGGCGACGATGTCGAAGTCCGTGATGTCGAGCATGTCGTCACGGTCGAGCTTCTGCTTCTTGTAGATCGTGGTCGGGCCGGTGGTCCGCTTGGTGACACCGAACCACTCCTCCAGCTTGTAGTGACCCGTGATGTAACCCTTGGCGCGGGCCTCGTCCTGCTTCAGGTCGGCGGAGAAGGTCTTGATGCGGGAGAACGGAGTGTGACGGGTGCCGTTGAGGACGCTCGCGACCCACTCGGTGCGGCGCTTCTCCAGCTCGATGGTCCCGGTGGCCATCTTGGCGTCCGGGAACAGGACGTCGATGTCCGTGATGCCATGCTGAAGGTTCTTCTCGGCGTAGGCCTCGACAGCCGCCTTCAGAGAGCCGGACTTCTGGGCGTCCGCGAAGATGCCCTGAAGAGCGTCGTGGGACAGCTCGTGCTTCTTGGCGCTGCCGTCCTGGGTCTTGTCGGTCTGGTCAAACACGTTGCGCGACATGTCGTCGGCTCCTTCCTGGTGGGTGAGGTCGCCCTCGCCGGGCTTGTTGTCGGAGTGAGAAGCGTCGCCACCCTGGGCGTCCTGAAGGGCAACGCCGATCAGGTAGTGGACGACGTTCTTCTCTTCCTCGGTCATGCCGTCGTAGACATCCTGGACGGTTACCTCGCCGTCGCCTTCGGCGTGCGAAAGGTCCTCTTCCGAGTCATCCTCTTCGGTGTGTGAGAGGTCTTCGTCATCTTCGGTGTCGTCCTCTTCGGCGACGGAGTCGTCTCCGTGCTGGAGTTCGAGACCCGTGAAGACAACCGCCTCGTCTTCCAGTTCGCTGTACGAACCGTCTCCGTGCTGGAGGTTGACGAAGTCGATCTTGGCGCCGGGATTGGCACCGGCCAGAACCAGGCTGACCTCGCGGATCATGCCGTGAACGACCTGCTGGGCCTTCTCGACGAGCTGGTTGGCGTAGATCGAGAGCGAGTTGATGTCCTCGTGCTCGACCGACTGCTTGGCGGCCTGGGCCTTCGGCGTCTTGTTGAAGAAGCCGTGAGCGTAGACGCCGTCGTCGCGGGCTTCGAGGAGGGCATGACCGAGAATGTTCTCCGGGTCGCTGTGGCCGTGCTGCCAGACGAGCGGAATGCGCTTGCCGTCCATGTGGCGGAAGGCGTCAGGCGTGATGGTCCGGCCATCGGAGCACTTGAGCCCAGCCTTGGTGGCGTAACCGCTGAAGTCGGCCTTACGGTTTGCTCCCATTTTGACTGTCTCCTTTCTACTTCGTAGTCTTCTTGGCTCCGATGGAGCCGTCCTTGCGCATCTTAGCGATCCGCTCTTGGATGGTCTTGATCTTGGCATTCAGCGACTTGACGTCGTCCTCAAGAGACTTTTCAGGGTTCTTCTTTCGGTACTCCGCCGATGCCTTGGCTGCTTTCGCCTTCTGAGCAGCAGTCAGCTTCTTCTCAGGAGCCTTCTTCGCGGTGGAAGCAGTCTTCTTCGCAGGAGCTTTGGAGGTCTTCACCCCACTGCGAGCCTTGGCCTGGTTGTTGAGCTCGGCCAGTACGGACCGGAGCTTTTCCAAACGGCCTTTGAGAGCACTGACTTCGGCTTCGAGCTTCTTCTTTCTCTCGGCCTGCCGTTGGGCTCTCGTCTTCTTCGGCGGTTTTGCCTTGGCGGGATGACGACCCTTCAGCTTACGAGTTCTGAGGTAGTACTCGCGTCGCTGTGCCGCGTTATACTCGTGCGAAAGATCGTCAGCCATCTTCGATCCCAAGATCAGAGAAGATCGAATCGAGCACGCCGTTCAGTTCGTCCAGACCGCTCTGGAGGACATCATTACCTCCGTCGCCCTGGACGTCCGCTTCCGGATCATCGACCGTGTCGTCAATCGGCGGTGCCGCTCCAGTACCCATGTCGGAACCGGGTTGTGGCATGTTGCTATTGATGAGTTGGTCTGCCTTCGGGTCCTTGGAAGGCTTGAACCCGATGCCCTGACGGATTTCGTTCGCCGAAAGAACTTCGTTCCGGGTGAACTTGTCCGCGATCTCCGCG